CCCCGAAGACGATCCCTAGGAGCGGATGACGGGAATCGAACCCGCATCGTTAGTTTGGAAGACTAAGGCCCTAGCCATTAGACGACATCCGCATGGTGGCTCCGGTGGGTAACGCGCCCACGTCTTAGGTTCTTCATACCTACGTTCTGCTTTTGAACTACAGAGCCATCGTGCGCCCCCTGGGATTTGAACCCAGATTCCTCCCGTTAAGAGCGGGATGCAGTTGCCAGTTGTGCTAGAGGCGCAAAAGGAGTTACCGGGGCTCTACCGGGACGGGGCCAGGACCGCTCGTACTCCACGTCGGGGTAGGAGGAATCGAACCTCCGTCGTATGATCCCAAATCATAAGTTCTACCACTGCACTACACCCCGTTTTGCCCCCGCACTTGCGCACGAGAGCACGACCGGGCTTGGCGTTCCCGGTCAAACACTCATTCCACTGTCCAGTTTTCAAACTATCCGAACAGGCGCGGCTCTCACCGGCTGTCGTTCCCCCACCAGGACTCGAACCTGGATGAACTGGTTAACGGCCAGTCGTGTTGCCATTACACTACAAGGGAATATCGGGGCCTTATCTGCGGCCAGCCCCGGAGCCTCTTTCCGTTCTAGACGGAAAACAAGCAGTCGGCGGTATTTTCTCGCCTGACCCAGGGGGTCGGATACGGGCCGGACAGGAGCCTATCCGCGTGTTGCGTTTTACTCATACTGTCCTCCTCGTGTCGATGTTAGGTACAGCATACCACGGAATTAGGGCGCAGAAAACCCCCGCCCTCCGGTTAGGGAGAACGGGGGCTCTGACCTATTAGGCGTTAGGCTACGCCGGTTCCCTCAGACCAAAGGACAAACGAGTCGCTCCATAAAATACCTCCCGCGACATAGCGGATGCGGTAGTCGATGGTGTCGTTGTCCCAAGAACCCTCGTTGAAGGGCACTGCGGAAGACGTACCGAGGTACACGCCGGTGTTGCCATTGGCGCGGAGTTCCGGAGACTCGTAGCCACGAAGGCGACCGAGTTCAAGAACAGGGCGCTTGACGCCACCCGGCTTCGGAAGCACGTACCAGTTGGTGCCGGTAACGCGCGAGGACTCGATGATGTCGAACCCTCCGAGCCATGAGCGGTCTCCACCAGTGAAGATGCTGGACCCGTTCTGGACGGTGAGAAGAGTCTGGCTCAACTCAAAGTCTAGAATCCACTTGGCGCCGATTGGAACAACAACGTTGTATCCGTTCGATGATGCACCGATGAAGCGGTTATTGATCTGCCGCATCTGCAACTCGTGGATTGCCTGTCCGATTGCGTTAACCGAGACTGCCGCGTTAACGGGAACCACGGTTCCGTCGGGAAGCGTTCCACCGGTCATCGTCTGGGTTGCGCTGAGAAGTGCGTCGTAAACCTCACGCTCTTCAGTGTCCAACGCTAGTTCAACGAGGTCGTTAGGCAACGAATCGTAGAAGCCCTCGACATCATTGATGTTGGATTCCCAGGTGAAGCCGAACTTCGCACCGCTCTTCTGGACCTTGGCCGAGAATGCTTCCTTACCCTTACCAATGGTGACGTAGGGGTACGGAGCGCCTTCAGGGATACCGGGAAGACCGTCAGTGTAGTTGGTGTCTCCGGTTCCGTCGATTACACCGGCACCGCTCGGCAACTCACTGATGAGCGAGTGGAGACGAACGTTGTCGAAGGTAGGAACCGTGCGGACACCCGCGAGGGCTTCCCAGGTGCGAGGCGCCTTATCGAACTGCGGGATCGCCACAGACGAGATAAGGTGAGCCAGCGAGAACGGAAGGTCCGAGGTCGTGTGGACCTCTCGGAGCAAACCAGCGTCCGCGAAGTTTCCACGAAGCGCGGACGTAAGAAGCCTGTCGGCTTCCTTTACCTTTGTGCGGGTAACATACGGGTTTGCAGGCTTCAAACGACCGTCAAGAGTGAACTGGTCCTTGATTTCAGTAGCCATTATTAGGCCCCAATCTTGACTGGGACAAAGCCCCGAGTCTTATCGTAGTCGGTGGGGAAGTCAACCGTGCCCCAAGCAACAACACCCGCAGCCACAGCGTCCGTGGTCAGAAGACCCGTCGCAGAGGTGAAGTTGATCGCGGTGCCATTGGCGATAGTCGTCGGGACCGGGTTAGCGGCACCGTCGAAACCAGTGGTGGCGTCAAATTCCCAGGTACCGTTAAACGCGAGGGTAACTTCCTTGCCGGTGAGGCCAATACCACCTGCGGGGATCGCGGTGAGCGTGATCGGCGCGTAGGTGGTGGAGTCGGTGATCGTGTAGTCGCCCGAACCCGTTAGGGTTACTGCGGGAAGCGAATCCAACGAGATAACAGGAACGCCCGGTGCGTACGTGGCCGCAAGGACCTGTACTCGGTTATCCTTATCTTCGTTACGGAATACCATGTTAGTTGCCATTATGCCCACGCTCCAGACTTCCAGGCAGTGTCAGTGCCACCGGAGTGAAACCGGCCCGCGCTGTCGTTTGCGCTTTCGTTAAGACGCTTTGCATACGCCTCTCCGATAGCCTTTGCTTCCGCAACCTTCGCGGTGATGTCTACGCCAGTCTTCGCCTCGGCCAACAGGGCATCTGCCTGCTCAGTGATGAGTTCCGCCTCAGAAACCAACTTGCGGGCCGCGTCGTAAGCCTCAAGGGCCTCCGTCACAGCCTTTCCGTCGGCTTCAATCTGAGCGGCCTCTTCGGCCTTATCGTTCTGGGCGGAGACAAGGGGTGCGATTGCGGCGGAGACGGCCTCATTTACGAGGGCCTTGATCTCATCCTTATCCATATCCTTGATGTCCTTTCCTTCCGACGCCGAGGTCTCAGCGCTGGTCTTTTCCTCGCGTCGTTGCGAGTAAATCTTTTGGAGGGACTCCTCGAAGCGGCCACCACGACCAGCGGCGAGAACAACGTCCACCGACTTGTAGGGGTCATTCTCGTTGAGGAAGTCAACAACAAAGTCGCCGTTCTCATCCACATGTCCATCGCCTTCGATGTAAATGGAGAGGCCCAGGTTTGACTTGTACCGGGCTAGACGGTCGCGCTGTTCGGGGTCAGGCTCCCAGTTCGCATAGATGGCGGTCTTACCCTGCTCATCTACTGCGGTCCAGGTCTCGCCAAGAACCTTGCCCACGATTTGGGTAAAGTTGCGGACCTCGGGGCCTTCAAACATTGGGGGGTGGTTCTCAAAGGAAAGGGTGTCATTAAACGCCTGGTGGAATTGCTCCAGCGTAGTGGCCGGATAAACACCGGAAGAGCCCTTACCTTCGTTAATCAATTTGACGCGCCAGGAACCCGTTTCGGGTGATTCCACCAGCGTTGCGGCCTCTAAGAGGTTTCGTGTAGCCATATTGATATCAGGATACCATGAAATCTTGGGTGCAATTCATTTGCCCCAGAAAAGGCGTCGCCCCCGAGGCCACTTACACCCCGGGGGCTAGACCCCACCTCCTTATCTACTCGGATTCGACTTAGAGGATTTTTCTGTTAGTTGCCGGGAACTGAGTCCACAGCGTCGAGAATTGCGTCAATAGGCGTGTGGTTTGCGGCCAACTTGCCGATCCACGCCCCAACAGCGCTTACTACCGCAAGAACCGCCGTGGTGGTAGCAGCAACCGGCCCCGCGCCCAAGTAAATAACCAGGGGGGTAACGATTGCGGACAGTCCCGCAAGCCCCGTAGCGATCAACGCCATGCGCTCGTAAATCTTGAGCCTTACCGCGTCCTTAATGTCAAACATCTAGAGTACCTTTCTCTCTTGAACCTACAGTTTAGCACCCCGTGGAGGGCTACTGGATTCCGTCAGTTCTAATATCGTTCTTCGTGGTGGAGTCCGTGCCTCCGGTGCCGTCATTCTTGCCCTGGCCCGCTGAAGGCGCCGTCTTGGTGGGTTTCTTCGTGGCCTTGTCCGTAGACGCCGACCCGGAGGAGTCAGTGTCAATGTCCTTACGCGGCAACGAGTTGGCATTGTTCGGAACCAAGTATCCCTCCGGGGGGGTGGGGTGCCTGAGCGTGAGGCCAGCAAGGTAAGCCATGCGCGAACGAACCTCATCCTCGTGGAACAGGCCCGTCATGTTCGCCAACTGGACCATCTGCATGGCCCGGTAAGGGGTTTCCTCTTCGATGCTTGCCGGAGTGACCTGATAGTGCGTTCCTATCGACCATTGGATTACGCGCTCCATCCACGAGGCGACCCTCTCGCGGCGCACGAAGATAGCACGGCGCATTCCGGGAGCAAGTGCTTGTGCGGAGCCATACGATGCGCCTGCGGCTGACGGAGAGGCCAGCAGGTCTACCACTGACACACCTGCCGCGAGAGCATAGATAGCGGCTATGTCGCGCAGGGCACCAAACTCATATGCCTTGCCACTGGTGGCGTAGGTGTCAATGCTATTTCCCTCGGCGTAGGTCTGCATCGACCCGGCCTTGCCACCGTTCTTGATGACCACGCCGGTAGAGTCGGAACCCGCCCGGCTCTGCTTCTTGACCTTCGCCGTCAGCCAAGCCAATAGGTCGGTGACTTCGAGGCCGTCCTTCATCGCCTGGAGATAGTTGCGGTTCCATACGTGACCGGCCCAGAGGTCAGGAACGCCAAACGCCCAGCCCACTTGGTTGTTGATAGTCAAGTCGATCATCGTGGAGCCCTTATCGACCTTGACTCTTGCGGGTCCGGTTCCGAGGTAGTCCTCGCGCTTCCCTTCAAAACTATCGGTGTAATACCAACGGTGCTCAACTACGTCCTTACCATTCACTAACGTAGTCCACGTCCGCTGGTATGCCCAAATCTCTCCTGGGAAGTCAGGGTCCTCCATCACGCCGTCAATATCCTTGAGGGGGATCGTGTGGCAGACCTTAGTGCTGTCATTGCCGAGCAGGAGGTACACGCCGTCCGTAGAGCAAGACGTGGAGATCAATTCCTGCGCGTTCTTACCAAAAACGAGGTCCCGTGAGGTCCGCTTCGCCATGAAAGCCCTAAGAGCCTTCAAAGCCTTCTCTTCTCCTGAAGGGGCGCCAGGACCACGCTTAGGCGCGTTGGGGGCCGAGGATTCTCCCGTTTGTTCCAGCCCGGGGATGATGAACGGTTCGCTGAACGTATATGACGCCCGAAGGTTGTTCGCTTGCTTGGGAAGGGGGCTCCCGGCCACCGCAGGACGAAGGAGGTTGGACATTTCCTTCAACTGGTCAAGGCCAACCCCATCCTCGGGCCTCTCGCCGCCGTTAAGCAACTGCCAACCCTGGTCCTCCAACCTCAACACCTGAAGTTGGCGGGTGGCTAGGTCGAGGTCTTCAGAGAGCCTATCCTCCCGCTCAGACGGGGATTGCTCCAAAAAGGGGGCTAATGCCGTGACAATTTCAACGATTCGGGGGTCAATTTGAGGTTCCATACTGCTAATCATACCCTAAAACTCGATAGCGTCGGCGTGAATGTCCTCAAACTCGAATTCGGAAGGCTGTTTGGCCACCACACTGCCCGGGGCGAGCGCATTCAACGGGTTTCCCGTCCACGGTTCGAGGTCACACACCGCATACACGAATGCGTCGGCCCGGTCAGGAGAACCGCCAATCTCGTTGACCATATTCTCCTTTTTCTCCATCAGAATTCCACCCTTGGTGGCAAACTTGTAGCGAATAAGAGCGAGTTCGTCAAGGAGTTCCTTGTCGTCCGGGTTGAGGTCAATCTCGTTCTCTACAAGTTGTTCCTTCGCGCTGGCATAGATATACGCACGCAGGTTGTCGTACTTCGTCTTGTCCGGGCTCGCCGCCGCACCCTCCAGCCCGATAGGTGTCCACGGACCCTCAAACTCTTCGTTCATCCACAGGTTGTCATACACACCCGCACCAACACCCGTGCTGTCAATCCGGATTTCGACGGGCTGGTACTTCTGGGCGAGTGCGAAAATCTTCTGGGACGACGTGTACGTGTCCGTCTTCTCCCACGCATCAAGCATCCGGACTCGACCCCCACGGTTGATATATACCACCGACTCGTCAAGGCCCATACGCGCGATGTCAACCCCAAACGTGCAGGGGATATCTCCGTCGTCCTCAATCTCCTTGTCGCGGCCATTAGCCACGTCGCCGGGAGTAAAGAATCCAGTGCCCCCATCCTTTGGGAACTCGCCCAACACCTTCGACTGGTACCACGAAGAGCGCTCGCCCCAGAACCGCTTCTTCTGCTCCACCCACGCCTTGGTGGTCAGGTTCTTGTTCATCTGTTCGTTCATCTTGGGGTCGTCAGGGTAGACGATCTCCCCGGTGGACCACGGCAGGTCGAAAGCGTTGACGGTGAAAAGGTTGAAGTCTTCTCCGTACTTGGGATCGGTGAACAACTTCTGCCACGGACCCCCGGTATGGTCAGGGTTACCGATGAAGAAGCCACGAGCGTCCTCACCGGTAAGGACTGCCTCCGCCGCGACAAACAGTTCCTCTGAGACGCCTCCGGCCTCCTCAACGAACACGAACGTCTTACCAAACACGGAACGGGTGCCCTGGAAGACCGAAACTTCCTCGCCCTTGCTTGGCACCTTTCCGTATGCGATCTCGGTGTTACCTGAAGGGGTCTTGACCTTCCACTCGATGTTCTCGTTGAGCCAACCGGGAAGTTCGTGTCCTCGGTCCCGAGCGCGGGTCCTGAACTCCTTGAGGTAACCCCACACAACACGGTTCACCTGATCCCGGGAGGGCGCGGTGACGATGGAAAGCGTCTCACCATAGTCGAACACCGTTCCGGCCCAGGTGATCGCTTCGGCCATAGTGAAACTCTTGGAAACACCGTTACTAGACTTGATCGCGGTACGGTTCTTCTCCCCGAACAGGGCAATATCAACCATCTCTTGCATCCGCTCGTACGTGCGTAGCCCAAGCACGTCGTTGGCCCACGCCGCAAAGTCAGTTTGGTAAAGGCTTTGGAGACGCCGGTTCTGCATCTCGCCCACAGCCGCGCTGGCAATTGCACCTAAATCCATTACATGTCCCCCGTGTTCCGAGTCTCCATCTCCACCACGGCCTCCATGAGCCCGTCCAACATGGTCTGAAGAATCTCGTCCTTCGTGTGAGGCTGACCGTCATCGAGTTTGTTGGCCGTGATATCGCTCATTTTGTTGAGTGCGAGAACCAACTCACGCTGACGCAAACCATTCAACGTCTCGACCTTACCAGACTCCATATCATTCCACTTCTTAAGTTCGTTAAGAAATGTTTTAGTAGCAGTCACAGCCGCCGCTAGTAGGGGGGCCTTTGACCTCGCATCATCCGTGCGCTCAAACTCTTCCCGCGCGTTCTCCGCAACGTCCCTCAGGAGCGCCAGGGAGTGCGCTACGTGCTCGGCCACCGTCAAAGCGTCGTGGCTGTCCATGATGTCCTGCTTCACGCGGATCACTACGTCCGGGGTGACCCCCAGGGACTCTGCAATCTCGCGGGGAGACTTACGGCCAAAGAGGGCCAACACCTGGCGGCGGGTGCGCTCATCAACCTCTGTGCGTGCAATTTCGTTGCTCATAACTCCCCATCTTACCTTGTAAATAGCAGAACCCCGGACCCTGCCCACCATTGTGAGCACTCTCAAAGGTCCGGGGCCTACCTTTAGTCTACCCTACTCGGTGGCAACCAACTGGTCAAACTGTGCCCACAACGCGCCCAGCGGCCCCACGTTAGGGTCCAACCGCGTGTTAGGGCGCTCCGCGTGCACCGCGTGGTACAGGTCGAAGATTGCCTGCTCCGTCTGTTCCAAAGTCATAGCCATCACTTTACCTCCTTGTAATTGACATTGTTGTCGGTATAGATATCCAGTTGGGATGCGATCTCCACGGCCTTTTTCAAACCCGCACCCGCGAGCACGGCGCCCCTAGCGAACTTGGAGCCGGAACCGACCCCCACCACCTCATCCTCAGCGCCAACAATAGCAAGGTTGCTAGACATAACCCCCAAGAACCCGTGGCAGTAAAGGATGATGTGGCTTTCGTTATCGGATTGTCCATTCAATACCTCCTGTGCAGAATGGGTGGTGAGAACACTATCAATAGCGGGCATCAATTCACGAATGATCCACCGATGAATGTTTCCTCCGTCGCGGTCGGGGATAAACTCGGGGACATCCAGCCCATGCTCAAGAAGATCACTCACCCGCACCGACCCTGCAACGCCAAATGTTACCGGCCCATTGATGAACACCTTTGATGGGGAAATGTGCCTACTCCCGCCCCACGTCGTTTGGGAGTCATATGCAAACTCGGCACCATTCTTTGTCCTACGCGCTACGATTGTCGTCATTCAGTAACCTCCACATTCACTCGGCAAATCAGGAACTTCATAAACATCTCTTCTTCGTCCTTGTCACCCAGCGTTTGAGTGGTGATAATATCGGTCTCCGTGAGGATTTCCAATGTGCCCCACAGAATACGTCCCCTTGCTCTCGTTTCCAACTCGGAGAGCGCGTGAGAAAGGTAGTAAGACCACTTCTCTTTGTCGTCAACAGAAGTAATCCACTTCTTTACCGCGATTGTTTCGATCATTCTACAAGCCCCCTTACCCAAATTGGCGGGTTTCCAGGATATGACCCCGTCCTCAATTGCCCTAACGAATCCGTAGGTGGTGGGGACTGAAAGATAGCCCATCGTTTCATACAATGGTCGCACTGCCAGACATCCCCCGGCGTACCATCCTCAACGGGGGGTAGGTGACACTCGTGATTCGGGGGCGTGTGCCTAATCCATCCCATAAGCCACCACTCCCATCACCGTGCGCTCTAACTCCTTGAGCGTCCCACTATTGTCGATAGTAGGCAACTCCAGTTGGTCAAGCGCAGTTTCAGTAAGGTGCTTATCTTCGTTCTCACGACCACGAACAACCCGGAAGACCCTTCCACCGGCAGCAAGGATAGCGTCTACCTCATTGGGGAAACGTACATCACTGACAACAATGTTCTCGTCTGGGGCAATATCCTCTAACCCCGAGTTTCTCACCCAGAAATCGGGGTCTACATTCCGAATAGCAACGCCCAGGTTTTGAAGGAACCTACGAACGGAAGAATTGGCCTTTGCATCTTCCCAATCATTCCCGTTCCACTCCAACAGGTAGGAAAGGTTTGTGGTGTCGCCGTTTCCGGGCATTTCAATAACGGGGTCAATGTCCTCGGCCACTCGCTTGATAACGTCCGCGAATGCAATACGCCTAAACCCGTATTGTTCCACGAGAATAGACGCTGTTGCGTCCTTTCCGCTTCGCTTTTTTCCAGCCAGCCCAATCAACATTACAGTTCCTCCTCTACTTCGATACTGAATTTCCCCAACGCCACGGCGGTAGCATATTCGGCACGCGCCCCGGAAGAATTCTTCCACCCGGGCAACAAGACAATTCCGTCCGCGTGCAGGCACACTTGCGTCAAATCCCATAACAGCGCATCCTGCAAAACAAAGCCCTGATCTTCTAGGTCTTCCAAACCGTCGCAGCCGGTAACATCGAGACCCAATTCCTCATCATGCTCGGCGGGGCTAATCACGCGATACCCGAGGTCTCGGTAGTGGTACGCCGCGCGCCGAAATGCGGGAAAGTTGAACTCCGGGATACCTCTCATGGGTCCTCATCCGGCCACGTATACGCAAAGGTGCGAATTTGTGGTCATAGGGCATCACCTCTCTTCCAACTCTTGATGTAACTCAAGAGCAATTCTAGTGTTTCTTCCGAGTCTCCAAGTAAGCCCAGCGCCCGGTTGCAATTATTGCAAAGCAGTCCTCGAATGCACTTCCCGCAACTTCTTTGGTCTTTACAGCAGGAGTGGTCGTGATCTATAGACAGTCTAACAGGAACGCCATCGCGTACTTGTCTCTCTGGGCTACCACAGGACGCACAGACGTTTCCCTGCGCCTCGGCTTTAGCGTAATACTCTTCTGGAGTAAACCCAAATTTCTTGAGGTTCATAGCGAGAACGTATTTCTTCCCGTTTGGTGTTTTCCGAAAAGCCCTCTGCCAATCGCGCGCCTGTAAGTGGTCCCTATCAGGGAATTTCCTCCGTACGACCCCGGCGCACTTCTGGCACCGGGTAGCGCTCCCGGCCTTATTACCACCACAATCTGGGCAAGGGGGCGGCCCCCCTTTCCAGTTTGGAGACGTAGGGCCTACATCAGCGGATTTTTGACATGACCGGCAGAACTGGGAAACGGCAGATTTCAAACCGTCACACCCCGGACAACTATCCCGTCTGCTCCCCATTTACCGTTCCTCCTTCTCCATTAGAAACCCATCCCGGGCATCCTCGCGCCCATTCGCGTACCCCTGAAGGTAAGCCGCGCCGTCAATCTCTGTTCTCATTTGATGGACTTTATCAACCACCAAACGAAAGTGTTCCGTATCCCCAAGAAGGTCCTTCAGTTCAAACTCCAGTGCCTCCTGCTCGGTTGGCGTCCACCACTTACTCATCCTTCTGTCCTATAGCCAGCGGTCCCGTCTAGGTTCCAGGTGGTGCCACAGTCCCAACATTCAAGGTCTTGATCGCTGTGCCGGATATCCCCGATACCGTCCGGGCAAACAGAGCATCTCGCAGAGGGCTCCCAATCAACCTCGATGTCGAGCGCCCGCCCCGGGCTATTGTGCTGGAATAGGTGGTCGTCAATCAGGCGAGACCAGTCATAGCCCGCCCTACCCCCCGTCCAAACCTTGTAATCACAGGCGGAGCACGTTACCGTGACGCTGACGCACTCACTGACTCCCTTGGGTTCTCCAACGGACACTGTTGCTACTGCTGACACCCCATCCCCTTTCTTTAGGCGCTCCAGAAACGTTAAGCCAATCCGATTAACCTGCTCCCGCGTAAACACATATTCCGTGGTCACGACTTCACCACGCTAGCGATATCGGTGGTAAAGGCCCAGTCCTTCCCATGACCCCCCGACACGTACATTCTGTCGCCCACCACAGGAGCCTCTACGGGCTTCGCATTATGAATTGCGGGCCACAAATTCTGATCGCGGTTAGAAAGTGACGGCACCGACTTGACAACCTTCAACTCACAAAGGTATTCGCCATTTTTCTCCACGGTGCCCTCATCGTAGTCGAGAACGTACACCGACCCTGTTTCCGTAACGCACCTATAGATCATGGGTTCGTCCTCCGATACCGGATAGCACTCGCCACGTCGCGGGTCAATACCATCGGACCCATGCGCTGGCGGCGTTCCTCGTCAACCACCAGCATCTCAACGGGAAGGCAGTCCCCCGCCGACTCCACAATCTTCGCGGCAGCCTCACGCTCCTTGGCCCGGACAACCTCAATCTCAGCCTGGACTTCCTCTTCCACCAAGGAAGTGAGAAGGTCGATCAACCGCCTCTTAAATTCTGGTCTCATTTTGTACTCCTCTCGTTGTCCCCAGCAATAAGAAAATCCTACCGCGTCCAGCGCAGTAGGATTGCCTTTTCAGGTAACGATTCGGTAACGATTTTAGCCCACGAAGTAGTTCGCAATCGAAGCAATCACGGCAACGATAGCAATTCCCCACGTAAAGCGCTGTGCCATTGACTTCTGCTTCTCCTCAGCGGCCCTCTTCGCCGCATACAGTTCGTTACGGAGGTTCACCATCTCGATGTGGAAAACTTCCTTCAAGACGTACTGCTCCATCGTGGACTCGAACTTATCCATCCGCTTCTCCACGTTGTCCTCGACATGTCCCATACGCTTTGACAGGTTGGCCTCCATCTGGATCAGAAGTTTTTCCAACCCCAAATTACTCATCTGGGTGTCGTCGGTCATCGTAAGAACCTCACTGTCGGGGGCGGTTACCTACCAGGATATCATGCCTCGCCGTTAACCGTCTTCGCCGTCCTGCTCATGCCCGGTCACCGTGTCCCATGTGCCCTGAGACACGTCAATGTCGATTGAGTTAACCCTCGTGATGTCTGCTCCCTCCCCGGGAGCGGTCCAGCCTGCGGACAAGATGGCCTCCGCACGCTGCTCGTTGGTCTCATACTCTTCGCTCACGAAGACTGCCACTAGCGCATCACGGTCTTTTAGGAACTTCTCTATTGCGTCCATCACTTTTCCTTAGTGGTTGTACCCCCAGTGTACTCCCCCTGTGTGTTCGTGGATGTCGTGATGATTCCCGGCCCCACCCGGCCAAACATGATGCGAGGCCACAGCGGCGGGACGTGAGCATACAACCAGTAATACCGACCAATCCTGCCGTGATAAAACCCCTTGCCGTCCCTGACGAACTCCATCACTCGTTCCTTTCCCAAGAGTCATACACGTCAAGAACCTTACCGTGCTGTAGGCACCCGTTGTCGGTAACCCCGGCGAAGCCCCGCAGTAGGCTGTCGTAGCCAATGGAAAAGTCATCGTAGTCCACGTCGTAGATCACGGTGTCCGGGTCCAACGCCTCCAGCGCCACAATCATTTCAGCGGCGGTCAGTGCTACGTTTCGTCTGTTCATGTTGGTCCCCTTCCTAGTTATTCAAGTCAACTGAGAAGTCACGTACAACCGACCCCTCCGGAACGTGGAACTCACGGATACCCGTGTTCTGTGTAGTGACCTTCGGCTCACCAAACGGCCAGGCCCACGAGATGTCATACGTCGTAGTATCAATCCGACACGCCATATACTGCTCGCCATCCTCGTAGATCACGGCGTACTTCACCGGGAGTGAGTCCAAGGCTATTCCGCCTCGGGCATCCTCGGTCATGTAAACGATCTTCTGGTCGTCCCCGTATGACCCGCCTCCGATACCGAGGAACACCCCGAACGACCCCGAGGTCTCCGTCGTGTTGGTCAACGCGGCCAGCCCTGTCCGGCAGTCATCCGGGTTGGTCTTGACAAGGTCCGTCGTGAACAGTTGTGTTAGCCCAATGAGGACTGCGGCAGCAACTACCACCACGCCGGATATCGCCAATGTGCCCCCAAAAATCTCCTGGTCCCACGCCAAATCCACGACTCCCGCCAGAACTACAAGGGCCATCGCCCCAATCCCAATCCAGAAAACCATGATGCTCCTCTCCCTAGTGATCTCAGGAGTCTAACACGTCGGTGTGACTCCGGGGCCTCCTGAGCGGAAAGTTATGGAATCGTGACCTTGCGGTCTGCCGACTGGTTACCTTGCGATCTGCCGGTTGGGATTACAACCCAGCGGTATGCGCGGGTGACCGGAAAGGAAACCTGCGGGTATGCGCCGAAAAACGGCGGCTGGAGGGGCGAGAAACGGCGAGGGCCTTATGGGTTTTATGGGCGGGAAAAATAAAATTTTAGGGGCTATTCCGCAGTATAAAACCTTTGGGTCCAAATCTACGTGCGGTTGGCACACCCGGCCTTTGCCGAGTCTTTACCTAAACAATACGAGACCTTTACCTTGGGTTTGCGCGGCCTTTACCTTCCGCCTTTACCCTATGCGGGGGGTATGTTTAAACGTGGATTACCCTATCTTTACCAACCCTTTACTTTGCAATTCTATTACCTCGTCTTTACTAACCCTTTACCTTTGCTTTGGCCGCGCGTGACTAATGCCTTTACTATCTCTTTACCTTTCCTTTGCCATCCCTTTACCTTCCGCCTTCCGCCTTCCGCTCGCGCGTGGGGGTACGTGGCCGCGCGTATCGTTACCGTTTCGTTACCCTATGCCTATGCCTATTGTGGGAGGATTGAGGCATGACGCTATCTAGGACACCCGCGCGCGGTACCTCCGCGCCGTTCTCGCGCGCCATGAAAGGTGCTACCATGTCTCTCCACTCCAGCCACTCCCGCCCCGACACTATGCCCACGTGTGACCAGTGCCGCGCCATTGTGGCCCTTACCCGCACGGGCGCCGACGGCGTGACCCGCGTGAGCGTTGAGCGGGGTGCGTAATGGAACCCCTAACGATGATCGACGCGCGCAACCCTGCCACCGTAGGCGCGTGGGTATCCCGTGCGAGCCTTACAGGGCAGGCGTGGTGGATGGTCCTGCCTGCCCCTTACGCCCTGGACCTATGTGATGGGGGTTGCCTGGTGTCGATGTCGTCAGATGGTCTGTGGGAGTCTGCCACATGGGAGGGCGCCATTCGCTCGCACGTACAGCACGAGGACCGCGACGCGCTCGTGGCATACGTCAACGCATGGGCTCGCAACACAACTAACGGAAAGGATTAGGACCGTGGCAACAATCGACCCGCACAACATCGAGACCGCTTACTACCTGCTAGAAGCCTTGGCAGGCGGTAACGTGAGCGATTACCAGGCGCACGCGCTAGCGGTAGCCTCACAAGGCACGAGCGGGCACCCGTACTCGCGCAGTATCCGAGATAACCTCGCGCGCGCTCACTACTCACTGACACAACACAACGACCGCGAAACGGCAATTTACTGGTACGAGCGCGCCGCTAACGCTTGGATCACTAGAGCCTAGTAAGCCTTCTTGCCTTTGGGCGTAGTGTCCAAAGGCAGGAGAGTCCACTAGGACTAGAAACACTAATAGGGAGAGAAACACAATGACTATCTCAGTCGAAAGCATTGAAGAAAACGTTCTGGAATCTGTGGAATGGTCTTACCAGCACAAAGAATTGCATGCACATAACGTTGATTTTTCCGACGCTATTCACGAAGCAATTGACAGTGCATTGATTTACACATCCGATGTTCTTGGATATTGGCAGCACGCGGGTATGCCCGTCGTTGACGATATGGGAGAACACGACTCTATTATGTCCGCTATTACGTGGTCCGTATATGTTGACCTTTCGGAAAACGTTAGTGAATACTCAATCCTTGAGGCATTCCTAGAGTCTCACGCGGGTACCCTAGAGACCCTGGACGTGGACTTGTCCACCTCCGACGCGGAAGAGGCTTATGCCGCGCTGGTCGATTACATGGACGGCCTATAATGACTACCCTTGTTCAGACTCTCCACCACGGCAATTACTACAGCCGGAAGACTGTTTCCGCCGATACTATCGGCGCCGCGCTAGAGACGCTTGCCGACGTTACAGGGGTCGGATACCTTCCATCTAGCCTCAATGCGGGTATCTGGGACGCTATAGGCGCCGCGCTACTGTCAGAAGGTCGCGCCGATTATGGGTGGGTGCGCTGGCACACTGTCTAACGCGCTAACGCGCTAGGCGCCGCTCAGATAGCCTAGAAACGCTGAGCGGGAGCCTAGTCCGCTAGGGACTACCGAGAATGGGAAAGGCTAGAAACATGACATACAACGCGAACGCGCGCCGACTGTTTACCGAGCACGAAACAGAATGCGCAACGGATAGATTGTCACGCGATAACTGCCACGCTTGCATTCTGGCAGGCTGGGAAGGTACAGAAGAAGGCCCTAACGCAGTTTGCTGGGAACGTGACTACGTTAACGCGGAATTGCCTATCCCTTCACAATGGCGCGTGCCATTCTTTAACGCGCTCAACGGGTCCGGACCTTACGCGGAACACTTGCGCGAGGATGTAACGATGCATGGCGTGAGATGGGGCCGCTAATGGGAGCGCTAGACGTTATCCTTATGTTTCTATCGGGCACCCTTTCAGGATACCTCATCGCGTGGCACATATACGCACCCAAAGAATAGGAAGGGCTAACGCCATGTCAGAAATTACCTTAGAATACCCTTTAGTAATCGCGCCGACGTTGGACCCTGCTGTCAAGTTGGGAGATAAGTTTATTACCCTAGATATCGGAACGGGGGGATTCAATATCCCGGGAATCGGCAAAGTGTCAGATATACGCGCCGCTAGAGTTAGAATGACTGACAGTGAGTACGTCCGGCACATGTTCGCCGCGCTAATGGGATTCCTGGGCGCCTTTGCAGAATCATTGCCCGATGGCGAAAACGCTGATTTATTTCCTGCCCCCTTTGCAGAATGGGCAATTGACAATTCCGACGATATCGAAATGCTTTCCTATGAATTAGAAAACGAGGAATAAAACGCTATCGCGCTAGGTCCCTTTCCCCCATAACGTGGGAAGGGGTGCCTAGTCCGCTAGGGACTAGAAACAACGAGAGAAACGAGAGACCATGTCTAAGAATGTCACGCGCGTTCACACTCCCGCTAGTAAGTACGCAACCGCTAAGAATACCCCAGCAGGCAAAGCAGAGACCCTACGCCGGAAAGAAGTCCGCGCAGTGAAGTATGCGCCTAGGTCCTAAGGGCCTGAGAGACCACGTAACGACACAGAATCGGCTAGGGGTCTTAGGATACCTGCCTAGGCCCCAACGGGCCGCAGAGAGGCACACGGCGCCGCTACGGGCCGTCTGAGCCGATAGGCTCACCACGCACGACACACGGAAAGGCTAGAAACATGACTCACGTCTACACATGGAACGCAGAAACACGCGGGCACCAATGCCGAGAGTGTGGAGCAATACGCCCCACCGCTACGCCTGCGCAGAATCTCAGGGCATCAGATACCCGGGATATGTGGGAACGTGCCACGCCCGGTGCTAACGTCTGGCAAAGCGTTTCCTCAGATGGGGCGCCTATCTTTCACATGGTCCTAGGGACAGCACAAGGTTCGGCAGAGTACAGAGCCATTCTTGACCGGGACGGCGATACCGTGGCGGAAGGGTACATGATCAACATGCGCCCCGTAGATTCCGTCCCTGCCAAGTTCCGGAAGTATCACTCCACTATCACGGTTGCCTCATATGAGGCAATGCGAGAGTACGCACGCGCCGTGTGGGCTGTCAACATCGCGGAACATGACACTACAGAATGCGGGGCCTAGTCAGATGGCTGTTACCTCGTCAGAGGTAGGAACGCTAGTCCTGACCGGTCTTGACTTCGAGTACCTACCACCATGTGAAGCCGAGTGGTGCAAGCAATTTAACGTGTGCCCAGGACCGGCAGACTATATTGCCCGGTTCCCCTGTGGCTGCACTTGGTTGACGTGTGCGCCGTATGTGGACATATGGCGGGACGATATCCGAGGAGCAGGCTCCGAACCGGTACGGTGCCCAAAGTGCATGTCTCAGATGACTGTCTCAGATATCGCTGGAAAAACTACGTGGTCTTTGATCAGGTAGTGACACTATCATAGTGTCGCTAGAGGTTTGATGTTTTGATGTTATTGGTACCCACACACAATATATGATACAACCGTCCTCTTAGTATATTTGTAGTAATAGGGTGTTTGTATATAGGGGAACATGCTCACTGACTTTTAAAACCCCTGGTATTTCATGCCCTGCCTAAAAGTGCCTCAGAACTGACACCTCAAAACGCCATTTTGACAATATCCACTACAATAAAAGAGATGTTAATTGGACACTACATCTTAGACTAAAAAACTCCATGACACTCTACATTGCACCATTGGTGTGCTGTAGTGTGCTGTTGTGAGTGAAATGACCTAGAGAAAGGTGAAAAACATGAAACACGGAACAGTGGGAGGCTACACAAACAACGGGTGTCGGTGTCCAGAATGCCGGGCCGCACAACGTACATACGCCGCTCAGAGGCGCGCGTTGCGGCGGCAGGAGTCTACTCCCGAAAACGTACATGGCACCGAGAACGGGTACACAAACTACGGTTGCCGGTGCGTACCTTGTAGGACCGCACACGCCGCTACGGCGCGCCATGCGCGCACCACGCGGGCCGCGCTAGAGGCGCCGGACAGAGTGAAAACAGTGGACGCTTTGGATGCCCTGGAGCCGGGAACGCTGATCTTTGACTACGGGCTCCAGATAGCCATGAAAATGCCGTGGGGAAGATGGGCATACATCGGGGAACCGGGGGATATGGAAGCAGAGCGTGTACCCCTCCCGGTACGGGTGGTTCCCTACTAGGCGCCGGACACCGTTACACAATCGTTACCTTCGAGGGCTTGACACGACACCCTCATACCGTAGGATGGACAGTACAGGAACAAACAAGGGAGATCACGAAGTGACGAAAAAACTTACACTTGACATTGGCACCACGCCTAACTACGCACGAGTAACGCTGGGCTCACTCATCCTAGATTTTTCGTACCGAACAGTTATCGCGTTCTCTACGCCGGACACGGGAGAGGTCAGCGAGAACGCATGGGGCCCTACCACGGGAAAGCATCTCAACTGGATCGACGGTGGGACCAAGGCGGCAAAGTCGTATCGCTTGCCGCGCGCAGAGTTTAAGGCTCGCTTGTCGTCAACGTTGGAACACTACGGAATTGAGGTCTGAGCATGAATCTGACAGAGGCAATCAAGGCAGTAGCGCCGCACATGAGCAAAGACAGCACCCTGCCCGCACTAGCGGGGGTCCAGGTACGTAACGGCAAGGTGGTCGCTACCGACTGGTACACGCTGGCAATGGTGGACGTAGAGGGCCTAGACACGGACGTGGAGGTGTGGCTCAGCGCGGAGGACGTAAAGGCTAAGCCGGTGTTTGTGACCAATGAGACGATCACGTTCGACAATGGCTCTGCGAAGCAGGTCTCAGAACCCCGCGCAGAGTTCCCGGCAATTGAGAAGATCGTGGACAACTTCACGCCTAACGACGGGACCACGCCGGTCACCTCGTTTAGTGTGGATATCGCGTACATGGGCAAGTTTGCAAGCAAGTTCTTCCCCCGCTCCCCGGGCCACCCGCGTTTCGAGTTTGGCGCTGACGTGACCAAGCCCCTGCGCGTTACTATCGCGGGGTTGCCAGAGTACGTCGGTATGATCGTCCCTGTCCGGACGGGCGTCTGATATGAGTACCTGGACCACCGAGCCGGAAGAGTCTAAGATCGTGCGAGCGTTGGGAGAGATTGTGATGGCGCGCACACACGATAGTGCTGACCGCAGAATGCTTGAGCAGGACGTGAAGGAACTGCAAGAGAATTACGACGAAAATGGCACGATCACGCTCTCCCCAGAGTTCCGCTACTGGGAGTCCCGGGCGCAAGCCCTTACCGGGTTGTGGTGGGAGTGCTCCGACGATGACGTTATGTTCACGATTCACTACTGATAGGGAGAGCGACTAATGGGCAAGCCAACGGCAAAGAGCCTGCACGAGATGGGCGCGAGAATCGCGGAAGCGGCAAAGATCGACATGAGCGTTCGCCGGTGCGTGTTTGGGCACGGGTACCCCAATTGCGGCTGTACGTGGCGCCTGGTGGCTGTCTCAGAGACCGGGGGGTACACCACGGCAATGGTCCTGGGCGATACAATTCCCAAAGCCCTCGCCTCCTTGAGAGGCGTCCTGTTCGGAATGAATTATGCAAACGCAAAGAAAGGGGAATAGAATGCGAATTGCAATTCTCCCAAACAATGAGCAAGTGTTAGTGACCTTTGATAATGGCGAAACGTATGCCATTTCTAATGACGGGTTTGTGTTTACTACAAAGTTCCCTGTCGGCACGCTTGAATATGATTATGTTGTTTATGATTCAGAGAAAGGTAATTGAAATGACTATTTACGAAAGCCTTTACCGCGCATCCGAGGACGTGTTTGTACGTGATCCGCGCGAAGATGCTGACGAAGTCACTACCCTCGTTTTCCGTGGAGACAGCACAGACGACTGGGCAATGGTCGAGGACCCCCGGTTTGTATTGTTCTATCGCGTGTGGTGCGAGCGCCGCAACGAGGACCTTGCGCTACGCACGGCGAACCGTTACGCCCGCTTGACCGGGGCTAAGGAACTCACGATCCACAACCTGACGGGCTACGTCCAGAGCGACTGGTGGGGCGTGGTGTCCGACGATAGTCCCGAGGGCGTACATACGCTTGAACAGTACCTCAGAGGGGACGTGTGGTACGTGGAGCGTTACCACGTCGAGACGTGCGACTTGGGCCACGACCACGATGTAGTGGACGATTCCGTGGGCGAGGTCTTTGCGGACTCGCCGGAGGCGGCAATCGAACAGGCAGGGGAGTAGAAATGATTCTCATTATCGGGACACTCGCAGTGGTGGCGCTCGCAATCACCCGCCGATATTTCCTAGCCTTTGAGACCGCGATGGTAGCGGCGATTGTGATGTTGCTCATCTGGCCCACGGTCACGCCGCGTCACGACTACAGCGACCCCTTTGGGGGCCATAGCGCGTGCGCTCCTGTAGTCTCAGATGGCTATGATGCGACTTTCATAATCCCCTGGTCGCACGACGTAAAGTACCAGGCCGGAACTATTTGCTGGGGCGTGACTGATGACTGAAGGTTACGTTGCCACAGAGGCTCACATGCGCGAGGCGTACATATCAACCGAGAGGCGCCGGGACGATTACTTTGAGTCCAGAGGAATGTCATACCACCAAACGGACGAAGAACTAGGAGCAGAGTTTGACCGGGGCCTGGCCCTGCTGAAAGCACAGGCAGACGCTATAGAGAACGGAGTATAAGAGGTGGGTGAAAAGTGTGGAGGGTAAGATCACGCTAGAAAATGGTGAGACGGTGGACTTCCTGCTAGGGCGCAATTCTGACGCCCGGTGGGGGAACACGATTGAGATGGTGGGGCACGCGGTTGCGCCCTGCCAGGCTATGTGGGACGCTTTGGAAGATGGAGAACACTTTGAGCCTTGGGGTGCGTAGCGATGGACATTGCGGAACTAAGTGACCGTATGCAACACACCCGGGAAAACCTGGACCATATCCCGGCGTCCTATTCGGTACCGGGTTTGACTGCCCGCGAAGCGGCCCGTATGGTGGCACTACTGGACAAGGTTGACCGTGGCGTGATGAACTATTTTGAGGAGGTCTAAGATGCACAAGTATTACGTGATAGCAAGTGGTATCAAGAGCACGAAGACACGGGAGCGACTGGAAAAGGCCCTCATCTACAAGGGCTACCTTCCCGGTGGGGACGACAGTCAGGTGTGGGCGTTTGTTCATAGTTACAGCCCGGCGTCGGCGCTTGAGAGGGTGTTTTTGTCCCTCACGTCCTTCACGCCGGATCACTTGAGCAACCTGACGTGGACTGTGACCACAGTCGATCCTTCTGTCCCGGTTGTATCCGCGCCGGTCAAGGACAACACCCTTCAGAGGGCCATCATCCTACTCAACAAGAGCGAACTGGTGATCGTAGAGGTTGAGCCAGATGAGTGGGTTTACGAGTCCACGGGGGACAAGGCGGAGGGAGAGTCTACGTCTGGACCCCGGTATAACGACTGTCTCTTATACACATCTGACGCTGCCGACGA